AATCTGAATATGCTTCGGCTGAAAGCCGACCGGAATGTTGGTGACGTTGCCAGCGCCGGTGAAATAGCCAGAGATGCTGACGACCTCGCCGACCGACTCGGACGGGTTGCCGATCAGATTGCCGGGGCCGGTATAGGTGGAGGGGAAAGCCGCCGTGTGAAGGGCGAGATCAATTACGTTGACGGTCATTGGTAGCTCCTAAAGCTCTGAAACCATGAGGAAAAAGGGGGTTTTATCCCCCTCTCTCATTAGGCGATCGCGCCGACTTCGAGGCGAGCCATGAAGGCGTCTTGCAAGATGACCGTAGCCGTCCAGAGCTTCCAGCCAACCGTGCCACGCTGACCGAGCGGATCGCCGTGAGCAGGCTTCGGGTTCACGACCATCGGGGTCATGGACGACTTGCCCTTGAGCGGAACCAGACCGAAAGCGTCGCGGCCGAAGTACAGGACCGGATAAACGTCGCAAGCAGTGTTCGCCGTGGTGTAGCGCAGCTTGTTCGTGACCGCCGTGCCGCCGGCGTCCGCGAACGGAGTGAAGACGGTGGAGGTCAGGTAACGGACCTGCTCGACCGAACCGATTTCGCCCTCGAACGGCGACGTATGCGGGCCGTAGGACGCGACCGGGATAAAGCCGGTCATGTTACGGATGTCGCTTTCGAGATCGGGATGGCAGATCGCCATGTAAGCCGCTTCGACCGACTTGGTATTGAAGTCAGGGTTCGAGGCGACGACCGTGGTGATCTTGCGCGCGTTCTGGCGGTTCAGGCCGGTGGTGACGCGGCGCTGATCGGCAAGGGTGATCGCGGTGATGACCGAGGTTCGGCCAGCAACAGCGTTCGCGTAGAAGACGTTGGTGCCCGCCTTGAGGACGTTGAAGCGCAGAGCCTCCACGGTCACAGCCGCCTGTTCGCCGAGAATGTCGGTGGCCTGCTGGAGAACCGGATCGGTGTGCGTGTCCTCGATTACGTCGGTGATGGTGACGAAATCGCCGTACTGGTAGAGCTGGACCGTATAATCCTGATTGGTCAGGGACGAGCCAGACGGGGTCACACCCTCGACCAGCGGGGTCAGCGCCAGCGGGATGTAGAAGCCCGAACCACCGTTGATGCCATTGTCAGGACCAGCCGAACCGGACGCGCCCTGCATGAAGTAGCGACGGAACTTGGCGGTCTGGGTCGAATTGGTCGGCAGCGGATAGGTCTGACCGAACTTCTCAATGTGCAGATAAGGCATGGCGCGCGTGAGCATACGCACGACAGAATAAGCGGCGACTGCGGGCGAAATATCGCCATAGCTGGTGATTGCAGACATTGTCTGGCTCCTAGAGAGGGATCACAAAACACTTGTGAGCCTGACTTGAGCCTTCGATCGCGCCGCTTGTTTGGCCTTTCGAGGCAGTTCAGTGCTTACGGTACGTGCATAATAGACAGGAGTTAAGCTCCTGTCTAGTAGGGTTACGATCATAATGTTTGATCGCTACTTTCAAAGGCCTTTGGAAAAGGCTGCGAAAGCTCCGTCGAAGTCTTCCGGGGTCGCAGGCTGGACCGTTCCAGACCGGGATGAGCGCACCGGAGCCATCGCCGCAGCCGCCTTACGGACGGCGGGCGCGGGCTCGGGCGGCGCAGCAGGAACTGGAGCCGCGCGCGGGACTGGAGCGCCGGAAGCCGCGCGATAACGGCCGACCAGATCGGCAACCTCCTCTGGCGAGCCGCCATTGACAACCTGCTGGAACGCAGCCTTGAGATAGGCCGGCTGCTTGCCGACCCACTCAATGACCGGATCGCGGACCTGATCGTAATCCGGGATCAGATTATAGAGATCGTTGATGTGCGACCGCTCCGATGTGCCGTGTACCATCTGCTCTACTGGAGCCAACCGCGCGGCCACTTGGTCAAAAATATAGCCCACAAGCTGCTGGTACTCAGCACGTCGACGCAGACTTTCGGCGCGAGCAACATCCGGCCAATCCTTTTCGTAAGCGGTGAGCACAGCCTGCTCATCCGACGTGAACATCGGAACCGGCGCGGGTTGTGGGGCCGGGGCCGGGGCCGGGGCCGGGGCCGGGGCCGGGGCCGGCTGATTTTTGGCGATCAGATCAGCGAGACGCTCAAACGGATCGGGCTGCGGAGCCGGCTCCGGCTCCACAGGCGCGGGTTCGGCCACAAGTTCGGCCGGCTCCACAGGCGCGGGTTCAGGGGCCGGGGCCGGTTCAGGGGTTGGGACCGACTTGTCGCCGAGCGCCGTCAACTCACCGAACATCTTGCTGAACTCATCGTCTTCCGCGACGACCGGAACTGGGTTCGTAATCTCGATGGACATCAGTTATTCTCCGTCTTTTCATTGGTGAGCGCGATCGAAGTCCGCTCAATTTTGTCGATCAAATCCCGGTACGCGCGCGCCCCGCCCTGCAGCAAAGACGCCTGATCGGTCGAAGCCTGCACCAGCTCATCCTTGATGTCCTCATACAGCAGCCGCAGGAGCCTCAGCACCATATCGACCTCATGCGTGTCCTTGGCTCGCGCCAAATCTCTATACAGAAGCGCCTGAGCTTCTCGGTTACGCCTGCGATTGTCCGCCATTACCCGCTCCCTGCGGTTGTGTGAGAGCGTCATTGACGCCCTGCTCAAGAACTTTCAACGCCGACTCGATCGTCTGAGCACCCGCCCCAGCGTCGTTCTTCTGCGCTTGCGACATCGCCTTGACCTCATCCGCCAGCAACTTGCGGACCTGCGCCTCGAACATCTTGTCCTGCTGCTGCTGAGCCGCCTGAGCCGCCTGATCCGACTGCGCCTTGGCGCGATCGGCCTCTTCCTGTGTCAACAGAAGATCATCCAGATCACGGACGCGGAACCGCTCACGCGCGAATTTGCGCATGTTGACATTCACCTTCTCCTCATCGGTGAGGGTCTGGGCGAGCTGGTCGACCTGCATCCCGCGCACCTCCTTAGCCATCAGGCTGGTCGCGCCGCGCGCGATGACGTTATAGTCGCCCTCGGGCGCGAGGTCGGGATTGAACTTGCGATTGAATTGGACCAGTGATTGGATGATCGACTGCGTGAAGCGGTCGAACGAACGAATGATGTCCTTGAACGGGAGCGCCGCGTCGCCACGCAGCATGGACGCGCCGGCCGCCGTGCGCATCGGCTCGGACGGAGCTTGCGCCATATCGCCGCCGGTCGCCGGCCCGACAAACGTCTCCATATCAGCGAACTTCATCCACAGGTCGATGATCTGCTGCAGCTCGGTCAAGTGGCAATTGATCTCGACATTGCGCACCGCCGGCCACTGCGCCGTCGCGCCATCATCGTCACGATACCAGTTGCGATAGGCTTGGATCGCGGTCAAATCCTGATCGGGACGAAGCAGGGTGGTGTTGATCTCAAGGTTCGGCCCGCAAACGATCGAGGCGTTATCCATCATCATGCGCGCGGCGGCGCAGACTGACATCTGGCTGTCGCGCATGATGTTCGGCAGGCCCTGCCCGACCGGGGAGGTGTCATCCTCATCGAACAGGAAGGTGTGCAGGGTCTTCACGTCGACGCCCAGCTCCTTCCAAGGGTTCATCACGCATTTGATGACGTTCTGATCGAGCATCCAAACTTCGGCGTCCAGATCATCCGCCATCTTGTTGGCAGGAACATCTACGCCAGCCAGTGTCAGAAACTCGCCCGACACCGGGCCGTGCCAGATGATGATCTCGAACTTCGACGTTTCCGACTTGACCTCGTTGACGTTGACCTTGACGCCCATTGCGCGCAACTCGGTCTCGAACGGTTGAGGCCGATAATTGCCGATTTTGGTGTTGGTCAGATATTTCTTGATGACCTCGCCGAAGAAATCCGTGCGGTTGACCAGCTCACGCACCTGAGAGCGTGACATCACCCGCCGCTCAAAATGACCGTCGCCAGAGCCAAGCGTCTTAGCCGAAAGGTCAGGATACCAGTCCCAGACCGAGAGAAACTCAAACACCGGCTTATAGCTGGTCTTCGGCATCGGCATCGGCTGACCAGAGATCGGCTCGATCTGCCACACCGTCGACTTCACCTCACGAGCGTAGGGGCCAGTGAGTAGGCCCGGACCGTACATGAGGCCGGAGATCAGCGCCTTACGATTGAGCGCGACATAATCAAGCGACTGATCGCCTCCGATCTCCTCAAGCTGATCCTCGATCAAGGTCGACAAATCATCGGCGCGCTTGTTGGCCAGCGTCTGCATGGCGCTGAGCGCATAATCGAGATCGACCACAGGCTGGACGCCGGCCTCTTGATCCTTCTTCAATGCGTCTTTGATCGCCTGACGAATGTCGTCTGGAGACATATCAGGCGACGGCGACGCCTTGATGCCCCAATTCTTGTCGTTGCCGGGGAACATCAGGTTCATGATGCGCGCCAAGACGCTGATGCACTTGATGCGGGTCAGACGCGGATAGACGCGCGATCGCGTGGGCGACAACTCCTTGTCGATCTCCGGGTCGTAAATGCCGAGATACTGCCGCTGGTTACGCAGCCAGCGCAGCTCGGCGATACGTCGGTCACTGACGTATTGGGTGAACAGATGCGCCAACTTCTGACCGAGTGACTTCAAATCATCAGGGCTGATCGACTTGATCGGCGCGTCAGTAGCGTCTTGGACTTTGACAGCGGGCGGGGTGAGATCGCCCGGCGCGTTGGCGGCTTGCGTCATATGCTGGGCGCTCCGGTACAGGTTGTTTCATACATTACAGTTGTAACAGGTCTAGGGCAAGTTATCTATTATGGTATTGTGGACTGGCCAGTCGAGGGGGCCGGAACGCCTTCTGAGTGTGAGCGCCGGCAAAACCGAAGCGCATCTCCCGCTCAGTCACCTTGTGGAAGTACCGACACAGATAGCCGAAGCCGTCGCCCGGATGGGAATAAGGATTTTTCTCCGGCTCGCCGGCGACCGTGTCCTTGCGCTGGTCGACCTTGAACCTCCACCCTCCGCGCAGCGCGCGCGACAGGACAGGGCACATCCTCTCATCAATCCGCAAGGCTGGTTTTCCGTGGACGAGCCGGGTCATAAAGTATTCAATGGCGTCAAGACGCAGCGGGAGCCGGTTATTGGTCTCGCAATCGACCTTGACGAACCGTTTTATCTTGTCAACGACCGATTTTTCATCGGTTTGGGCGCGATTTGCGGCCGCCGGATCGGCTGCGACGAGGAGATTATCAAGGGTGATTTCCGGCCACCGGGCGCGCATATACGGCCTCAAACGCTCAGAAACAAGCCTTTCCGCACCAAATCCTGACTGCACAAGCTCGCCCAGCACATTCAAACAGCCGTCGAGGTCCATCTGCCCGAATATGAAGGCTGATCCTGCGAGGCCAGGATCGAGACCGGCCACCAACGGAAGGTGCGGATTGAGCAATAGCCCTTTGGTGAAGTGGATCGCTGGGTTGAGCGACGAAACCACCGGCTTGCCGCTGACGGAAAAGCCCCACTCACTCTCGATGAACTGCTTGATCCACGCCTCGGACTTGCCACTCATCAGAGAGGTGTAATAGTCCCGGGCGCCGGGCAGGTTCTCGACGTTCTCAGCCGCCTCCGACAGCCCTGACGGCTGCTTGAAATATTTCGCCACCGGCGGCATATTCTGGTTCTTGTCCTCGCACAGCATGTGCAGATAGCCGTACCACCAGTTGTCCTCGGTCGACGGGTTGGATGATCCCCACATCCCCCAATTGGTCGCGCCGCCATCTTTGGCGGACGGATAGCGGCCGCATCGGGCGGCGAGCGCCTCGATGATCTTGCGCGGGATTTCCACAAACTCGTCAAGGATCGCGAAGGTCACTTCGAGCGAGAGCACCCGCTGAACGTCGGCCTCGGTGTCGAGCGGGCGGAACAGCACCTCACACTCGACATCATCGAACCGGAGCGTGAACTTCTTGTCCGTCTCACGCCAGACGCCGGCCTGACCATCCTTGAACCAGTAACCCCAGCTTACTAGTGTGGTGTCCTTGAGCTGCGGCATGGTGTTGCGGACGATCACGGCGCGCGACCGGCGGATGCCGTCCTTGCCCCGCGCCTGTAGCTTGGCCATCATGACCAGCTTCATGAAGATGGCGGTGGTCTTGCCGCTGTTGTGGTGGACGCAGCCGTCCCCAGTGACATAATTGTGGGTATCCGCGACCTGAATATCCCAAAAATCCTGCTTGATTTCCTGCCTCTGGATAGACAGTATGGGCCGGTAGGTCCTGGAGTAATCAGATGCGTTCGGCGTCGGGGAAGCGGAACATCCTTGAACGCTTTGCCCTACCTGAAGATCGCGCACGAATTGATACGTACCATCAGCGCAGAGAAGCTGGTGATGTCCGGCTGCGTCAAATCCTCCTTCTAGCGTTGTCACTCGGTACAGATAGTCCGTTCCTTTGCGGAACGACGGGCTGCATAGCGAAAGCTGGTATCGACATGTCGTCGCGTTCCAAGATAGAACGCGCGTTGGCCGATCCAAATCGCCGATGGGCACAAGCCCTCGCTCAGTAACGACGAGGGTTCCGGCGGCGAGACAGCCGACCGGTCCCACCACCCAATCATAGAACAGCTTGCCCGGCAGATGGTAGGTGATGAAGTTGCGCAAAATCGGCGGCGGGGTGTAGACGACTGTCTCGCTCACGACAACCCCCTGACCTTGGTCACAAGGCGATGCACTGACTGAGCGCTCACGCCGACCACGTCACCAATGTCCTGCAAACGCATCCGATGGTTGAAATAAAGGTCGAGCGCATGAGCGCGCTCGCTCTGGGACAGCCTCTTGCTCGGGTCTCCCTTTATGTGGATGCGAGGAGGTGCGTCATAGAGGTGATCGGCGTTGCAACATCCCACCATGCGACAGGTGGTGCGGAGCCGAAATTTCGGCGGCTCCCTATGCCGCAGCAACCACGCAATGCGTGAATAGGTGACGTGATGGCCATTCGGCAGCGTCAGGACGCCGGCAGCGCCGGGCGCAGCCACGATACAGCCGTTCGGCAAGAATGTGACACGCTCCAACATCCGCGAGCGCAGACGCATAGCCTGTGTGGTCGTCAGGTCGTCAAGGCACATTCAGCGGGTCACTTCCCAGACAAGGACACCGAACAGAACCGCGACAGCCACGGCTGCGGCAAGATGCAGGATCAAGCTCATCACTTACCTTTCTTGGCGAACGGATTGCCCTTGGCCGGAGCCTTTACCTTACCCTTGGCGGGAGCCTTCGCCTTATTCTTGGCCGGCGTCTTGGACTTGTCGTCGGCCTTAGCTGGAGCACCTTTGCCTTTGACCATGCCGAAGGGGGTGGAGTTCGGAGGAAGCGCCATGTTCTGTCCTATCGTTCAGGCCGGCTCTACAGGCCATTTCGAGAAATTGACACCATCTTGCAACACACGCATAAAGATTGCCTCAGCCTTATACAAGCCGGCGTGTCGATACTCATGCTGCAATTCCTTGGCGCGCTCGGCCATCGCCCTGTGACAATGCGCCGGCGAAATCACTCGACCAAACTGGAGCAACATCCTCATGGAGGAGGCCAGCGGCTCACGCTCATCCTCGATCGGCACCACATCGGTCATAGACGCACCTTACACGTTTAGAGGTTGATTTGGATCGCAAAGGTAGGCTGCTGACCCTGCTGGTCGTTCTTGCCGCCACCGTCCACGCCAGCGGCCTTGTAGGTGGCCTTGATGAGATCGGCGCGGACATTGGCTGGCGTGTCTGAATTGTGGATCAGCTTCCAGCTCTCTTTGAGGAGCGCTTCGGACTGGAGCTGGGCCTTGAGCTTGAACGACATGCCCTCGGACTTGAGAGCCTCCACATAGCGGGTGACAGCAGCCTGAAAGACCGGATCGACGCGGAGCTTGTCCCACTGCGGCCGGGTGATGCCGTAGCCTTCACAGATGCGCTGGACTGGATGCTCATGCAACGCCACCTCCAGAGGGAGGCTCGACGGCCACCCAAAGGTCGAAGGGTCTTGCGAAGTCAGCATCAGATCATTGCTCATGTCTATCCAGATTGTCAGGGGAGGGGCGTTCGGCCAGCACACCTCCCCAGAACATTCTAGCAGTGTCGGTTCGAGATTTCTCCCTGCCGTCTTACGGTGCCGTGTCCTTCAAATGTTTTAAGCGAAAACCGAACTGAGGTCAAATTTTTTTCTAAAATTTTTTGGAGGTCGATCTGCTAATGCTTACAGTATTCGGCTTGTTGCTTGAAGGTTATAGTGTCTGAAATTTTGTCAAAGCGGTGTAGGCGACAGTCGAAGGCCCCAGCGCCAGACGCCGCCCCCCCTTGACCCTACGCAACGCGAAAGTAGTTCCTACGGTTCAGGAATCCTTAACCATACACAGCGCATTAACCACGTGGCACAATAACCTGTTAAACGCTTAACAA